ACAAAAATTCCCAGGGGGTTCCTTCCTTCCTAAATAGCCACGAATGCAGCAGGCCAAATCAAAAACAAAGCGGAAGCCAAAAAAGCGAGCTGTCAAGACCCGCAACCTGACAATCAGACAACTTGTTGAGGGTGTTGGAGTCTCAGACACAACGCTGAAGAAATACTTCGCGCGAGGCTGCCCGCGAACATCGACTGAGGCGGTCCAGAAGTGGCGGTCAGAAAATATCAAAGCGGTCGCCGAAGACGCTGAAGTTTCGGAAATCGGAATCGAGCTGAAGCGGGCGGAGATGGCTGAGCGGTGGGAAAACGCAAGAACGCGACAACTGAAGAACGATATCGTCAGTGGTCGATTGGTCCGAAAGGAAGATATTGAGCGGGATCTGTCAATCGCCGTCTCCCGCTTGGTGAATCGCCTCAACTCGCTCGGGCTGAAGTGTGCCAATATCTGCCCATCGGAACTTAAAGCACCGATTAAAGAAGCCATCGAAGACACAGTCAGAACATCCCTGAAAGAGATATGCGACGATTTGAGGATTCGAAAGAAGTGAGTTTCGTTCTCGACACAATGCTGGAGCTGCTCAGGCCGCGAATGAATGAATGCGCAGCCGACTGGATCCGCACGCACTTCTACTCACACACGGGCGAAGCATTCTCAGAACAGCAATCTCCCTGGGTGACAGCTCCGCAGGGCCCATGCTGGGCGTACGACTCGATTCAGTTTCGAACGATCTGGCTGCAGTGGGCCGCCCGAATGTTCAAGACCAACTTCACGCTGGCGATGTTGCAGCGGTCGATGGATCAGCGGCCGGAAGAAACAATGTTTGCCACTCCGGACGAAACGAACTGTAAAAGCGTGTTTGGCCGATTCTGGAAGATGATTGAGCACTGTCCACGCCTGCGAGATCAGGCCCCCCGTGCAATCCGGCAAAGCAAAACGCAAATCAAACTGCAGCGGTCTGTCTGCCATGGCGCATGGCCTCGCGGAAAGTCTCGACTTGCCGACAAGTCAATCAGGGTGGGTGTTGGCAACGAAATTGACAAATGGGTGGTCGAGTCAACATCGACAGAAGGGGATCCAATCCAGCGATTTAGAAAACGCGGAGCTGAATACCCAGACCGAAAGTTCATCCTCGAATCCACTCCGAGCGTGCGGGGACGCAGCGCGATCGAGACGGGGCGTCTGCAGTCCACAAATCACCGCTATCACGTTCCCTGCCCTCATTGCTTCAAGTTCCAGACTCTCGAATTCGGCGACGGTTCCGGGCCGGGAATGATTCATTACGAAAAGACACCGAGCGGCCAGACCGATAGAGGACTCGCACGTCGAACGGCTCATTACGTCTGCTTGCACTGCGAGGGACGCATCAACGATATCCATCGCCCGTGGATGATCAATCGCGGCGTCTGGGTTCCGGCCGGATGCAAAGTGAACCACGAGAAGGCAATGGAGGCCCGCAGCCTCGCGCCAGACGATCACAGTTGGCTGATTGGAAAGCCGCTCAACTGGGGCTCTGATTACGGTTGTCAGATTAGCGTCTTCTATGCCTTGTTTCATGGTTGGGGCGACATCGTTGACGACTTCCTGAGCAAGTGCAAAAAGCCTCGCGACCTGCAGCAGTGGATCAACGAAGACAAGGGCGAGACATGGGAGGCGAAGAAATCCAAGAGCACTCCGGAGAAGGTTGGCGAGCGGCTGGCGACGAAGATTCCACGCCGCGTCCTGCCGGAATGGGCTCGCCTGCTGACGGTGACAATCGACCAACAGGCTGCCGATGGTGGATATCGCCTTTGGGTTCTCCTGGCTCACGGAATTAATCGGTCCGCGCATCTGGTCGACTACGGTTTTTCGTCGACGCTTGAGGAAGTGTGGGATCGGCACATTCGCAACCCGTACCAGCATCTGGACGGCGGAAACCCAATGATGCCGCACGCTGCAGCTGCTGACTCGGGATGGGACACAAAAAAAACCTATGACTTTTGCAACGCGCACAGTGGTATGCTCGCCATCAAAGGGGCGTCAACAGACATGGGCGGGCTGCCTTACAAGCTCGGGAGCGTGGAAACAGGTGACAACGCTGGTCAAGAACTGTTCCGGGTGAACACCGACTACTGGGAAACAGACCTACAGGCTAGGCTGGATGAGCGGCTTCCGAGCGATGATGAATCTCTTTCGCTCTGTATTGGTGCCGAATCAGATATCGAGTTTCTTGAGCAGTTGTGCAATGGCACGCTGGCGGACAAGATCGACAACCGCGGCAACGCAAAACTGTTTTGGCAGAAAAAGGATGAAAACATTGCAAACGACTTCCGCGACGCAGTCCGGTACGGGATCGCGCTCGCAAGCGCCTACGTTGAGCAAAACGGAGGCTTCCCGCCTCGCAGCGGTGTCTACACCAAAGCCAAAACGGTTGTCAATTCAGGCACCACAAGACCAGACGGAAGGGCGTGGAATGAGTAAGAAGAAGCAGGAAGCAGAAAAGACAAAGCCAGTCGAGGCACTACAGGAGCCAGTGCAGCTTAACGTGCAAAAAGACGCATCAGGTAAAAAGATTGAGGCTGAGCGATTCTGCCCGATTTGCTGGGGCCGTTTTAAAGGATACGGCACAGCCACAAATTCCAGTTTTATGGGCAAGCGTTATTACAAGTGCGACAAGACTATTCCAGGCAGTGAGTTTGGGCCGTGCGGGTTCACATGGTCAATGGAGTGGGCTGAGATTCAAGCCGCAAGACAGCAATACATCGCACAACTGCAGGCCATTATCGTCGATCATCGGCCGGTTAATATTCAGTCGCTTAGATGATTGGAAATCATTAGTAAGGACAATTGTCGTTGATCCGCTCAATATGTGGCAATGACGCCACAGGAAGAGCTAGAGCTAACCGACACAGCCATTCGCAACTGTCTTGTTGCGCAGGGGTACTCAGCGCCTGGTGGCCGTCAAAAACAAATGGCCCTCTATGGGTCACTGACGAAACGCCGGGACGAACTGCTTCGTCAAATTGCTGATGGTTCATCAAGCTCAATGTGTTCCCTCCTATCACTGGAGGGGCCAAGCCTATGAGTATCATCGATTCCATCGTCGGCATCTTCTCACCATCCGCACAGCTTCGCCGCATCGAAGCACGGGCCACGATTCAGCAGGTCAACAAACTGCTAGGCACCGCAAAAGGCCCCTATGCAGCGGCCAATTTCAATCGACTGAACGCACTTCGCGGAGTTGTTCAGAAAGAAAATGAAGTCAGCGGGAGCCGCATTGAATTCCTTCGCGCTCAGTCATGGGATCTGTACCGCGACAATCCAAGCTGCCGAAAAATCGTTCGATCCCTCGAAGCCAAGGTGATTGGCAAGGGTATGCACCCGGAATCGATCGCATTGTTCGCCGATGGCACCCCAAACGTGCCATTTCGCGAGCGTGCAATGCAGCTTTGGGAGCAATTACAGAGCGGCTTTGATGCCCGTGGACTGCCTGGAAAAGGCGGTTTAACGATGGGATGCCAACAGCGGCTGGCGTTCCGGTCGGTTGTTTTGTCCGGTGACACCCTTTACCGAATCAAACCAATCAGTTCCGCAGAGCAATCACGCCGGAATCTTCCGATTGCAGTCGTATTACAGTTGGTTGATACCTGCCGGCTGGCGAGTGAATCAGAGATTTTGCAAAACTCTTTGCCGGATGGCCGTCGCGTCTTTCGTGGCATCGAATTGAACGAAAATGATGAGCGAACTGCCTACTGGGTGAAGAACACTCTGATTTCAGACGCCGCATCCGCACCAGCAACGGCAACGCGGATCCCAATCGACAAGATGGGCCACCTTTACATTGAAGAAGACATTGACGAGCTTCGCGGCGTGCCGTGGTTTTCGTCTGCAATCCTTCGCGCTCGCCGGACTGACGACCTCGAATACAACGTGCTGACCGCTTCGGCGATGGCATCGTGCATGGTTGCGACCTACAGCAAGCCGACCGGGGCCAACAAGCTCGGGCTGAATTCAGGATCCGAATACAACTCCGGATCTGCAGACGGCACGGACCTGACAGACAGCGACGGCAACACGATCAACAAAATTCAGCCGGGAATGGTGGTCAATAAAGGGAAAGACGGCTCGTTCGAGCTTCTTAGCCCAAACCAGCCGAACATGAATCCAGAAGCGTTCGTGCAACACCTTCAACGAGGCACCGCGTCGGCCATGCCTGGCACAAAAGCCAGCACAGTGACCGGCGATTATCGCAACAGCTCATTCAGTTCGGAGCGCTCTGCGGACAACGATTGCTGGCCTGAAATTCAGATCGTCCAAGAGTGGTTTGCGTCCCATTATTGCCAGCCAATTTGGGAAACGATTCTTCGCACCGCAGTCTTTGAAGGCTACTTCGATGGCATCGTGTCAGCTGAAGAGTTCCAGTCAAATCCAGAAATGTTCTCAGCAGCCAACTGGCAAGGCCCGGTTGCGCTTTCCATCAATCCGAAGGATGACGTTAGAGCAGCCAGCGAACGAATTCACGCAGGGCTTTCATCACTTCAAATGGAATGCGCCAAGATCAACGTCAACTGGCGAGATGTTCTGAACGATGTCGCGGAGCTTTACGAGGTGGCCGAGGCAAAAGGCATTCCGACAGAAGTGATTAACAACATCATGGGCATCGACGCTCAGGACCAGATGGCCGTTCAGCAGATGGCAGCTTCAAGCGAAGAGCAATCGCCAGAAGATGCCGTTGAAGACGATTTACTGGAGGAGGTTCTCGATGCGTAAACGCGACCAGAGAGATCAGGCAACAGCTGATACAAACTATCGCTCCCTGACCGTGCGAGCGGCGACATTCGACGAAGAAACCCGCAGCGTTGAAGCAGTCATCAGCACGGAGCAGCCGGTAGACATGCCCGATTGGGGCCGTCAATCAATGGTTCCGGAAGTTCTCGTGCCATCTGGCGCGGAATACCCAGGCAATCGACAGGTTCCGTTCCTTGACTCGCATCAACGCCGATCGGTCAAAGATCAGCTCGGTTCAGCTCGCGAAATCAAAGTTAACGGCAGCGAGATCACCGCGAAGCTGGTGTTCCGTAAAAGCAAAGAATCAGACGACGCGCTTGGCGGTGTGCGTGACGGTCATATCACCGACGTTTCGGTCGGATATGACGTTTTGAAACGCCAATACATCGAAGCGGGCGCGAAGAAAACAATCGGAAATCGGACCTACGAAGGCCCGTTAAATGTTGTGACGAAGTGGCGGCTCCGCGAAGTCTCGTTGACTCCAATCGGGGCAGATGATCAGGCAAAGCTGCGGGGACTTGATCCAGCGGCGACTCGTTTCAAGTCCTCAGAAGAACAGGAAGATTTTACAATGAATGCAGAACTCCGCGCTTTGCTGGTGTCAAAAGGCATGTCAGCAGAACTAACCGACGATCAGGCTCAGCGATGGCTGATTGACAACCCGTCAAAGCTTAGCGAAGCCAAGAAGGAAGAAGAACGCAGCCAGCAAAACACGCTGCCATCGGCTGCAGATCTTGCCAAGCTTGTTGCTGATGCAACACGTCAGGCAATTGCCGATCAGAACGCAACTCGCAAGGCATTTGAAGTTGATGTTCGTGAACTTTGCGAATTGTCCGACATGCCTGGCGAAGTGGAAGCCTGCCGAGGACTGGAAGACATTGCGGCCGTTCGCAAGCACATCAAGGACGCAAAGGCCAAGCAGACGGAAAATGTCGGCTACGGCGTGACTGTCCGACATGTGTCGAGCGGAACGGAACGACTCGAAGTTGATCTACGTTCGGCATTGACGCTCACGGCCTGCCGATCTGCACTCAACGGCGACGAAGCAAAGCTTGAAAAGTATTACCCATCAGCTCAGCGAAGCAAAGCGGCCGACACGTTCCGCCACGCAACGCTGTTCGACATGGCCACAGAATACGTTCGCTCTCGCGGCGTTCAAACGCTCGGTCTGACCCGCGACCAGATCGCAATCTGTGCGATGTTCGGACCGGAGAAGGCTGGTATTCGTGCGACTCCAGGTGGAGCGGCCTATCACGGGACGGGTTCATTCAGCAACCTGACTCTGGACGCCGTCAACAAGTCCATGATGATTGGTTATCAGGAAGTCCCTGCCTCATGGCGCGGACCAATGAAGCAGGGCCAGTCAGCGACCGACTTCAAAAATATCCACCGGATGCAATTGGGAGCAATTCCAAATCTGCCGGTGTGGAATGATTCGGTTCGTCCGGACATGGCGAGCATGGCAGACGGCAAAGCAACCTATGCCGTCGAGTGCCGTTCGATCGGGATTGACTTCGGTTACAAGCTGATTGTCAACGACGATATGTCAGCCCTGACATCAACGCCGATGAAGTTGGGTGATGCTGCAGCCCGAACGGTCAACACCGTCGCATGGGCACAGGTCACAAGCAACCCGACAATGCGAGACGCACAGGCGTTGTTCCTCGCAACAGCAGCCGGCCTGCGATTCCGAAAGAATCTAACAACCGGAGCCGGTGCGCCAAGCTCAACGACACTCGGGGCGCTGAAGGCTCTGATGCGACTAATGCGTGGGGAGAACACTCCAGAAGGCACAGAGTCAGCTGACATTCTCAACCTGACTCCGTCTTACCTGGTTGTTCCAGCAGCGTTGGAAACCACTGCGGAAATTCTGATCAACTCAGCGTTTGATCCTTCATCGACCGGAGCTGGCACGTTCAACCCAACTCGGTCGCTGAAGCTGGTTGTCGAGCCATTGCTGGACGCTGCATCATCCACAGCGTGGTACTTATTTGCTGAGCCGACACGGGTTGAAACCGTCGAGGTCACTTTCCTGGCTGGCCAGGAGACTCCACAGGTCCGCGAAGTCCGCGACGAGCACACGCTCGCCAGCACTTACTACGTGCTGCAGTCAGTTGCCGCCAAGGCTCTTGACCATCGCGGCATCCAGAAGCACGACGGAGCGTAATTAGCCACGCCCAGCGTTCGCCAAAAGCCAGTCCTTCCGAGGGCTGGCTTGCGGCAGTGTTACTGTTCGGGAATGTTTCCCGCGAATAGCTCAGTCCCCGAGAGGGGCAAACAGACTCGAAGGAAGACTACAATGATCAACCGTGGAACAGTGGAATGGCCAGTGACTGGCGGCGAACACTTTACGCGAGCCCAGGCATTCACAACAACTCCGGGGCAAAACGGATGGACTGCAGTTCTCACCGGAACCACGCCAACGGCTCTTTGCGTCACTGCTGACGGCGGAGCTGCAAAGCTCACGCTGACGAGCACCAGCGAAGCTCAGTTGGCGGTTCTGTACCACAACGATGTTCTGGCGTTCGACGTGCGAACGCTTAAGTACATCGAGTTTGTTGCTCTGGTTGCGGGCATTGACTCAGTTTCGACAGTTGTCTTCGGCCTTGCATCAGCCCACAACGCAACTCTGGACAGCATCGCGACGAACGCTTGGTTCAGAATGCAGGGCTCTGTTTCAACGACTGCAGTGGTTGTTGAAACAGACGACGCAACCGTTGACAACGACGATAAGGCGACTGGCCAGACACTGGCAGCCGTTTACAAGACGTTCAAAATCGACTTTGAAAAAGGTCTTTCTGACGTTCGATTTTTCATTGAAGGCGAACGAGTCGCGCAGGATACCACGTTCGATATGTCAGCACTTACCGCTGGCCTGAACGTGCAGCCATATGTCGCTGTTGCCAAGGCATCAGGAACCGGCGTTCCATCAATCACCGTTGCGACCGTGCGACCAATCTTCAACTACGCCTACGGTGCATAATGTCGCTGAAGGATCTGATCACCGCTGACGTTCAAGACGTGTTTTTGAACGTCAGCGATTTTGCCGAACTCATCACACTCCATCTTGATGGCGGCGTGAAGCTCAAAGCAATCGTTGACATTCCGGACGTGACAGATTCGGGCGAAGGCTCGTTTCCGGTGACTGGATCAATCAGCGTTGCAACGGCAGATCTGAAGCGGTTGAGGCTGAAAGACGGCGTGGTACTTGAGGCGACGATCAGGAACCAGACGTGGCATCTGTATGAGCAGTCAACAGACGAATTCGGGGTGACGAAATACCCGATTCGACGCAAGCACGCAGAGCGTCAACACACGAACCTTTACGCCTTAAACGGCGATCAAATTCAATTTGCTTCCGAATAACCGAAAGGCCAGACAATGCCCGCAGTAGCTCACAAGACTCTGCTGACCGAACTGCAGATGACCATTTCAAATACGCTCACCGAAATTCCATTTCTCGACAACATCGAGCTGGATCCGGGCGAGAACAAGATTCACAACCTGATGGGCGTGAATCGCACTTATGAAACGCCGATCGCCACCGGTGTCCGTGGCGTGGGGTCGCTGTCGGCCGACATCATTGCTTACGATCCGACTGACGCAGTGCACATCGCGTTGGGAGCTGCTTTTGACGCCCAGACTACGATCACCGGTGCTTACAAGCTAGCGAACTCTGGCGAGACGATCAGCGTTAAGTACATCGTTACGAAGATGCCGATTTCGACAAAGGGCGCAGCAGTCATCGAAAGCAAGTTCGAGGCTGTCATCACCGAAAAGATTGCAATGCCTACCTGATAGGCTGAGGGGCTCCAATGAAGTGCATCCGAACAGTACCGGGACGGGCCATCAATCCTCTGTTTTCACGCGACGAAAAAAACCGCGTGGAAGCGGCGGGCGATATGTACGACTCGCTGGAGTTTCTGGAGCAGCCAGTCGGCCAGGTTGTCGACCATCCAGACGCCTGGAAGCTCTGCGTTCTCGGCAAGGCGCTGCCAGAAGACGAGGCGTGCCGCAAACGAGTTATGGCATACCTCACCGCACCGAAGCGTGAGGCAATCGTCGCAGACATTAAGCTGCTTCGAGAGGCCTCAAAAACCAACTCGCTCGGCGAAAAAGATAAGCGGATGCTGGCCATGATGGAACGCGCCTACGCAGTAGATTTGGGAATTGTCCCATCACCGCTGGATGTTCCGGTAAAGGCAGAGCCACCGGTCGATCAAGTCGAGGAAGAATCAGACCATGACTGAACGAGTCGGCAACGTGTTTCTTGGAATGCCAGGATACGGCAAGCAAACGGCCCCTGCGGCGCGTGGCTTGTGGCGAGCCTGTCGTGACATGGATTCCGTTGCTGTTGAGTATCGGCAGGGTTCATTGCTGGCCGCAAACTTTAATGGGCTCTGGTGCTCGGCACTCAATCGAGTTCTGGCAGGCGAAGATATCAAGTATTTCGCGATGCTGCATGATGACATCGGGCCGACTGACTTCTGGCTTGATGACCTGATTGAGGAACTTGAAGCGAAACAACTGGATGTGCTCAGCGTTGTGTCTCCAATCAAGAACATGCAGGGACTGACCAGCGTTGCAGTCGATGGCGGCGACCAGTGGAAACCAAAGTTTCGAATGACCATGCACGAGGTGATGAGTCTTCCAGAAACGTTCACCAGCAAAGACGCTGGCGGGCCTCTGCTGCTTAATACCGGTTGCTGGGTTTGCAAGTTTGAATATGAATGGGCTTGCCGGGTGTCTTTCACAATTAACGATCGCATTGCACCAAATGAGGCCACGAATCAATGGGAACCACAGGTCGAACCGGAGGATTGGAATTTCTCACGGCAGCTGAATGAGCGATCTTTGAAACTCGGAGCAACGCGAAAGGTACTCATCAGCCATCGCGGGGAACTGGACTTCCGCAACGATCGACAGTGGGGCCAGAAGTTCGACAGCGCGAGCGTAACGGAAAGCCAGTTGCCGGGGGTGATGTGTGACACTGACAGAATTCATCAATCGGCTGGAAAAACAAGTTGCTCAGGCGGTTGCAGAAGAGGCCCGGTTGATCGCGTCTGAGATACGCAGCAAGACACCGGCAAAACGACGAAAAACGCGACAGGCAATCAGATCAAGATCACAAGGAACGCGGGCAAAGGTGGGTATCTACTTCGCCCAGCGATTCGCCGGCAACGACACGACGACTCACGAAAACTTCAAACGACACTGGCGAGAGATCAGGCCGAAAGCAAAGCAGCGACTGATTGCCAGGCTCAACAACATCATCAACGGAAAGTAATCTGTGACCGTTTTTCTATCATCGATCAATGCTCGCGAAATCATCAGCTGCAAGTCAGAAGCGATTGAACTTCCGAACCATCCCGGCACTTCCGCGAGAGTTCAGCAGTTGCCAGTCAATGAGCTGAATCGACTGGCGAAGCCTGCAGTCAAGCCAGGCCCGGAAGGCGACAAGGCCCGCATTGAACTGATCACGAAGTCAATCGTCAACGAAGACGGAACACCAGTTTTCACCGCCGAACTGGCTGCGGATCTGGCTATCTGTAACGCACCAATCTTCAGTGACCTGATGACCGTCATCGGCAAGGCGAATAACAAGACGCGGCCAGAAGCCGAAAAGGATCTGGACGACGCGGAAAAAAACTAAGAGCGGACTTCGCAGAACAGATTCTGTATGAACTCTGTCTCTGTGGAGTCGGCGGTGAATACTCAGCACATCCGCGGTTCCTGAAGTCCGTTCTGACTCGCGATGATATCAATGGCTGGCTGGCGTTTTATCGGATGCGGCCTTTTGGAACGAAGCGAGATGACCTCAGGGCAGCGGTGGCAACGTACTGGAGCGTCTCGGCATCAATCTCTGAGGCACCTCCGGACCACTCGCCACAGAAGTACATGCTCAAGTTTGATGACGCGGCACCGTTAAACGATGCGGAACAGATCATGCAACGAATTCGCGAACGAATGTCGAGGTAAACATGGCTGGTGGTAATCTCGACGATCTGGAATTCGCACTCGACATTGATTTGCAAAAGTCACTGCAGGGACTGCGTGATGTCGTTGCCCATGTGGATGGCATTAAAACGAACGCCGCCGGTCTGCGTTCGTCATTCGATGGGCTGAATGCCGCAACGCTACAGCTTGACGCTCAGACTGGGCAATTCGGAAAAACGCTTGAAGACGCGGTCCAGTTGACTCCAGAATTGTCTGATCATTGGCAATACGTAAACAGAGATGTGAAGTCGTCTACGGACAATATGCGGGAGTTTGTTTCACAGACTCAGGCTGCCGCATCTGCGATGCAGACCGTTACAGTTAACGCCGCCACAAGCAAGATGACTCCAGCGGCGGCAAAACCAACAGCCGGACTCGATTTGGTTAAGCTGGCTGGTGCCGCACTGGCCGTGAAAGCTGTCACCAGTGTTTCAACTGCGATGACGACGGCGCGGACAACCATCGCCAGCATTGACACAACGACACGGACTGCAGTGCTTTCACTGGATCGATTCCGAATGGGGCTCGCGGCCCCGGCAGTCAATCCAGCGTTGAATACACTCCCTGGACTCATTCAGAAGATTTCCGGGGGCGTGGCAGGTGCTGTCGAATCATTTCGAGGGTTCGGCGATGCAACAATTTCCGGGACTCCAGCAATCATGACCGCAATCGCTGGCGGAATGCAAAAGGTTCTCGGCAGCGGTGACAGCCTCCAGGCAACCATGAGCAAGATCACCAGCCAGTTTGACCTGCAACGCGGAGCACTCGACCGAGTTGCCAGCATTTACCCCACGACGGGCACTGCTGTTGGGATGCTAAAGGATGCGATGAACTTCATCGCACCGGCAGCGGAGAAGGTTGCTCAGGGCGTTGACAAGGCAAACGCCAGCGTCAGAGAAGCAGCGATCTCGGCACGAAACCTAGCGTTCGTGGCCACTGGTTCTTTTATCAAAACCGGAACTTCTGCTGACCTCTACGCGAAGGGAGCCTATCACGCCCTGCTGCCGACTCGCTTAATGGCTTTCGAAGCAAAGTTTGCAGCCGGATCGATGGCGCTCGTTCGCCGTGCCTTTGCGGTTATTACGTCTCCAATTCACGCGGTCAGCATGGCTATGCAACGCAGTAGTGGAGAGTTCCGAGAACTTCGGGCCAATCTTCCGCCACTCACTGGTGGTCTGCAGTTGAGCGTTCGTGCGATGCGAGCATTTTCCCACGCAACACTTTTCACATCGCAGGTACTTTCAGCGATTAAAACCGCAGCTACTCCAATCACGTTTTTAGCAACAAAGATCTACGGATTACTGAAGCCAACACAGGCAGCAGCCGCTGGAATGCGAGCCCTAAAAGCATCAGTGGAGCAAGTGGCAGCAGCTGGAAGTCGACTCGCGTCATCGTCCATTGGCAGCGGCCTGTCTTCAATGGCGGGCGGCCTAAAAATGGGCGCGGTGGCAGCGGGAGCACTGGGCGTTGCTATGGTCGGCATGGCAACAACTACGGCGATGGCAACAGAAAAGAATATCGCAGTCTTCGGCACGATGGTGCATTCAATGGAGCAAGGGGCAGCAATTGTCGCTTCTATCCAGAAGACCAAAGCGGCCGGACTGTTCGACAATCAGGAATTGCTTGATTCCTCACGACTGCTGTTCAAGGGTGGCGTTGCGGCTGTCGACCTTGCTGGCAAAACAGACCAGCTCGCGAAGATCGCAGCCGGCACGAGTACGGAGCTTGGCGACCTTGCACGCATTTACCAGCAGGGAGCGAATCGCGGATCGTTCGGCCAGGATAAAATCAACCAGCTGTCTGAGCGTGGGATTGCGATTTACGAAGGGCTGCAGCACGCCACCGGAAAGAGCGGCGCGGCGCTCGATAAGATGATCAGCGACGGAAAAATCGGCATCACAGAAATGGATGCCGCAATGACGTACCTGACAGAAGGAAATGGATACTACGCGAACTCCCTAGAGGACATTGGCAACACGTCTTCCGGCATGTTATCGCAGATCAAAAACAACTTGATGCAAACACTCGGGTCACTGGGCGGCGTCGGTCTCGAAGCATTCAAGCCAGTGCTTGCGGGCATTCTTTCAATGAGCGAAGGAATCAAGTCCTCAGTCGGGGCCATTGCTCCGATCGTCAATCAGTTGTTTGCAGTAATCAAGGGTGCGTTCTCCGGGATGCACGCTGTTGTGAACACCACCTACACGAGCATCTTCGGAGCAGCGACAGCGACATTTGGCGGAATGCTTTCTGTCGTTATGGAATGGGTCACGAAGTTCCGATGGTTCTTTGAAAACATTGTCCCGATCGTGCAATTCGTCGGGCTGTCCATGATTTCGATAATGGTATCGGCGTTCAATAGCATCGCTTATTGGCTCACTGACACCATGCCGGCTTACCTCACATGGTTTGGCGAAAACTGGACGAACATCTTTTATGACATTGCGACGTTCACGGGAACAATCTTTGAAAACATAATGAACAACATCGTCAACGCGATGACTGTCATTTGGGACTTCATCGCATCGGGCGGCACATCAACGCTAGAGTTTGCGTGGACTCCACTGCTTACAGGATTCGAAAGCACCGTCGCACAACTCCCAGACGTTCCGGAACGTGCAATGACCGAGCTGGAACAGTCACTCGAACAGCAGACACAAGCCGTGGCAACGCAACTGGCTGACAGTTTTGACGCACTCAACGTCGAAGCACAGGCCGCACTGACCGTGGCACCTCCGGAGCTTCCAGCCATCGACCCAACTCTGCAGGCCGGTGGCACCGGAGACGGAACCGACACGGGGGCAGGCAAAAACAACCGATCTGACTTTTCCGTCTCAGGTATGGAACGTGGAAGCGAGGCGGCATTGAAAGCAATCTTCAGCGCTCAGAAAGACAAGACGCCGTCACAGGCTCTGGCTGAGCACAAGAAAACAAACGCTCATCTTGCCACCATCGCAAACAAGCCTCAGCCTGCAGTATTGGGAGGAGTTAGTTAATGGCAGCAACTGCAATTCGATACGACCTGACAAGGTGGTCTGAAAAGATCGCGAAGGGCGTTTTCAGCGCGACAATGGAATGGACGTTGACGTGTACGATCTCCAGCAACGTGGCCGACATGGCACCATCGCAGATTGCTGGTCTGTTTGCATGGCTGCCAGTCGAGGGCACAGCCTACGGCGATTACAATCCGCTTTGGCCTTATACCAGTTGCCGGAGTGTTGCCTGCGATCAAATCGAAGGCGGAATCTATAAGTACGTGACCGAGTGGTCAGACGAAAACGCGAAGCAAAACGAAGACAGTCAGGACTCAAAAGCCACTGACGAAAACCCGATCAATGATTTGCCGATCATCAAGCCAGTCGGAGGAATGCGAGAGCGGGCAATTACCAAAGACCGAAACGACGAAGCCATTCTCAACAAGGCTGGCGACCCTGTCATTCAAAGCGTTGAAGACAACACAATTAACATCGCCGTCACCTGCAATGTGGCGGTCGATTCTGGTGTCGAAGCTCTGGTGGTAGCACTACGAAACCGCGTTAACATCGCCCCAATCAGATGCGGCCGGTGGTATATCGACACCAACATGGCTCGTGTCATTTTTGAATCAGGATTCCTCAGTGAGGTGAAGCGCCGAAACGATACGGAGTATCTGGAATTCAGCTTCCTGCTGTCGATCGATGAGCGGGATCTGCACAAGGGAACGCCCCTGAATGCGGGCTTCCGGCAGCGTGTTGCAATTCCAGCCACATCACCAGTTGAGTACGCGCAGGAAACGATTTTATCCAAGGATGGCAGCGAGCCGGGAGAACCAGTCCCCCTCACAAGCCTTGGGGCAGTGCTCGAAGACCCACAGCCCGATACAGTGCTTTACCTTGAGATCGAAAAGTATCAGGAAGGCGACTTCACCCAACTCCCTGGCGTCTTTGCATGGGCGGGGCCATAACATGAGCGGCGGAATGATCGGCCCAGAATACGATGGCCAAATCAGGCAGACAATCATTGCCGTCCGCAGCCTGGGCCGCACGTCCAGTGAAATGGATTTGTCGGCACAGCAAAAAGCGACCAGTCGCTTCCCTGACCATGCGGTTATTCTTGACGCCGAGCTTGCCGTTGCGACTCACGCGCTAACAGGGGCGACATCAGCACTGGCAACCGTTTGTAAGTGGAGCACGACGGACGAAGAATACGCAGAGACAGAACTGCAAATTACTGTATGGAATCACTCTGAAACTACTCCAAGTTCAGTAGACACGTTTGGAGTGGCTCGAAACATCGACGGCCACTATTGGTTCTTCCCTGACTGTGCTCCGATGGCTTCACGAGGGGCATAAAATGCGTCTGCAGATTGGTGATTGTTGCGCACCGTGCGAACTGGATTCAGTCACGCTGAAGGGCTTCTCAAAGTCTGACGGCACGGAAATCTGGCAGCATCGCCTGGATAATCCTGTCATGTCCTCCGATATGACGCACATTTACGGCTATGCGTACGAGCAAAATGACAGCGATGCAGCAAAGGCGTGTTTGCTTTATCAGCTTGCTGGTACTGGCTCTGGCGGCTCAATGACAATAGCAGCGAGCCCAACAATTCGCCGGTTCAAAAAGTGGGTCCGCAAGATTGACATCAATGGCACGGTGATAGGCGACAGTGATTTCTGGTGGTATACAGGAAACAACAGTTTTTACGACAGCCCGCTGGAATTACCAGCCAATTCAATCGGCTGGGTCCAAGACTGTTTTGGAGCATCGAGCGCTGGTGAATTGCTAAATATGTCAGGCGACAATAGAACAGGCTCTGTGCTTGGCTTGGTGATTGTTTGGGATAGCAACAACATAACGACCACGAGGCGATACACGTTCCTCGCATCTGCCCTGCAGAATCTTGCCACGGTTCCATCCGGAGGTGCAAAACTTAGGGTTGTTGCGGAGGCAGACGGTACAAACGCAGAGCAGACAATAGACGTTCTGAACATGATCGGGAAAACTGCGGCCGACCTAGCAACGGACCTAGACGCTTTCCCTCACATTGTGTCAGTCACAGGAACAGGCGGCCCGTACCCGCTGCAAAATATTACGCTCGAAATTGAGTGGGCTACAAACAACCATCATTTCAAGTCGATGCAGCGGCTGACCACTACAGACCGCAGTTGGTCCACATGGCTACGAGATTGGGACACTGCGGCGATCACTGCCGTCGTGCAGCCAAGCGGATCGACAGCAGTAGCGTGGCAACTTGACGGATCGGATAACGTCATCGGCCTCAGCACAAATCCGAGTGCAGGGCTTCCTATTCCCGGAACATTTGCGGTAACACCAGGCTGTGCGGTCGAGAAGTTCACGCGCACAACTGGGCCACCAGACAGTTATGGTATTTCGTGGCGAACAAGGCCAACGCAGGACTACCCTCGCAGGGCTGGCGGGCTAACGACATATCGGCAGCCAGTATCGATTCGACAGGGCAGATTGGTCGTCGCTCATGATATGGCACGAGGTGATGGCCAAGGACCGTTTGACGTTTGTGAGACAAATGAACTCGACATGAGTACTGGGGCTGTGCTGTCGTACGGGGGCACTAGCCAAGCGTTTAATTCGCGTCCTAGTTTTGCGGCTGATGATCGACTGTTCGAGATTGCTTGGACGCACCAATTTGCGCCAGAAGCCCCACCATCTTACTACAACCTCAAGACTGAACTTGTCGGCTACAACCGGTCTTATTTTGGTGCTTACGGACTTTACAACATTCGCACGTCTGCCATCGTTGCCGACACTCAGTCAATGTACGCCGTCTACGGAAAGCAAAGCGGAGGCACTTCTGGGCAAATACAGCAAATGACTTGGGACAGTGGCAGAGTTGGTACATTGCGATACGCAAGAAGCATCGGCTATGTGTCGAGGGTTGACCCGGACGGGTTCTTTTCCCTGCAGCGTTATTACAGACTCCAGTACACTCCATACAGTCCGTTTAACTACCGCTGGAAAACGACTGGGCTGCAATGGAGAGTTGCCTGGCACCTCGCTGGAACACTGTATCCGTCACCAGCCAATTCCGATTCACCATTAGCTGCGACAGCATGGCTCGATTTTGATGCGGATGAAGCTGATCTGTTGGCGGCATTGCTTGCAGTCGTTGGCAATAATGACGGAGGGCCAAACGCTTTTGTCTCGACTCCCACCTATACGCCACAGGGATCAGACGAGCCGATTCCGTGCATGATCTGGCAGCGTGGGATTACAATCACCATCACGGCTGAGCAACCATTTATGCCAGCGGCCACTCCGGCCGTCGTCTGGAACCTCGCCGACCGAGAAATTTACGGCAATCCATTTATTCAGATCAGGTCTACAACTACAGCCGACTGGACGGAAACAGGCGGCTTAATTATGCGAATGGACTGGGTGACTGGCGATGTCATTTGGGATACACCTTTTGGACGGTCGTCGTATGGTGGGCAGAACGTAGGGGGAAACACAGGAGTTTTGTTCGATGACACATTTATAGTCACCGGGGGAGAGGTGAACGGCACCTGTTACTCGGTATACCAATGGCAGGAAATTGTGTACGGAAGTCCGGAATGGGTACTTGTCGCTGATTATTGCCCGACCGGCAGAACACCAGCACCACCATCTGGGGATGGTGCGTTTGTTGGAGAGTACAAGAACGGAACGTGTGTGAGATGATCGCAAGGCGTCAAAAGTATAGCCCAGTGAAGAGACGTGCATGGGCTGCAAGGCAGGCGGGTGACGCACTGCGCGTTGGTTTTATTTCGGCCGCCTACATGGCCAGTGGAGGAACTGAAACATTCCATCGCAGTCTGTTGCCACGGCTGCGAAGTACAGTTGATGTAGCGGGATTCGTTGCAACTGCTTTTCACGGTGGTGATGGATCAAAACTCCAAGTTCAATACGAGACAGGCACAGAGGCCGCGAAGCAACTGGCCGCGCACTGCAGTGTTATTGTCGCCTGGGGCATTCAGGACCTCGCAAAGATTCTTCCCGCCGATCGACCACGAGTAATCGCCGTACATCATTCTGACTGGTCGAGTGATTGGAGCAACCGACTGATTTTCGATCAGCTCGACCTCATTGATGAAATCATCTGCGTCAATCAGGACACCGCCGCGAAACTGCAGGCGTGTGGAAAGCCTGCTCACTATGTGCCAAACGCAATCGATCCGACACGAATCATTCCCAGCGGACAACAGACGCAGCTGCGAGCACAGTACGACATTCCAGCAGAATCCAAAATCGTTCTATTCGGCCATCGAATGAGCGTGGAGAAGCGGCCTCGACTGGCTGTTGAGATCGCTCGCCAGTTGCCGGAAGATTGGGTGATGGTGATTGCTGGCGATGGTCCCGAGCGGGCTGCAATAGAATCAGCGGAGTGTGATCGCGTGCGAATTGTCGGGGCTGTCGAATCGCTTGCCGACTGGTTGTCGATATCCGACTGCTTTCTTTCGTTGTCTACATTCGAGGGCTTTGGCCTGTCAATCGGTGAGGCGATGGCAGCCGGAGTGCCTACAGTCAGCACGCCGGCCGGTATCGCACCAGAGCTCGCAACAACACTGCCGACTGATTCAACGGCAGCTGAATGGGCAACGGCGATTGTCAACGCGAAGGCAAAGGTTCAGCCGGCAGACATTCTTGAGCGATTCAGCGTTCAACGCATGGTCGACGCATGGGCGGGCATTTTGAAAACAATTCCACAAGCGAAGGAATAAAGACATGGCGGATCTAACAATCACAGCGGCGAGCGTAACCAAGGGCGCAAGCTCCAACACAAAAAGCGGAACAGCAGGCGCAGCAATCACACAAGGCCAGCCGGTCTACTTGGCCGCAGCAACCACAACGCTCTTTCCGGCTGATGCTGACGTGCTCGCATCTGCTGCTGTCGTTGGAATCGCACTCAATGCCGCCTCGACAGGTCAGCCCGTCACTTACCAGACCTCCGGGCCAATCACGATCGGGGCCACGGTCACTGTCGGAACGGCCTATTACGCCTCGACAACAGCTGGCGGCGTGTGTCTTGAGTCTGACTTAGTCACCGGAGACTTCGCCACGTTTTTGGGCTTCGCGACAACTACCACCGTGATCACGCTCGATATTAAAGCGGCTGGTGTGGCGAAGGCGTAGAGAACACTGAAACCACAATGCTGACCAGCAGCGGATAAAAAGCGAAGGTCAGCAGCGAAGCAATGGGAGACACCGCGGAGCTACCTCGCGGTGTCGCTTCGTTTAACACCTGCTTCCGCAGTTCGGGCAACGCCATCCGCCAATCTTCGCAGAGATCAGAACCCAAACCGGGATCCAGATGCCTGCAGTGATCACACTCAAAAACAAATGCAGCAGATGACTTGTTCCGGGGCGAGTGGCCAAAACCTTCTTTTCGCACATCTTGCACTTCCGCTGTTTACGTTGCTCAGCCATTACGCCATCCCCCACAAAAAGTCCACCACCCACAACAAACCAAACCCAATCACCCCCGCCAGCACTCGCCACCAGAATCGTTTCTGCGTCGGGTCGATCATGCCACAAGAATGCGCGGAGGCGGGGAGAATGTCAAATCACCCAGCCGCCAACCTCTCCGCCGTGCCGCTGATCAAACCCTGTGCAGCGGGATCCAGGCGGCGGAAATGACAGAGCAAGCTTTCCTCAGTCAAAGCGGATTCAGTGGCTCCGAAGCATTGCGGCAGCCTGACGCGAGGCGCAGCTCCCTGGAGAACCATGAGCGGGTCCAAATAATGTTGCATGACACCGAGTCCCATGCCTTGGACGATTGCGCCGGCGGTTGCGTTTGCCGCCGTCCATTCCTGCACTGAGCGTTGGCGGAGTTGTTGTGGCATGATGCGCGACACCTTCCCGAGCTGGGCCACCCGTTCCAATTCGCCCCTCACGATCACCTGTGCATGATCGTTTGATTTTGCGTAGGGCAACCGAACTGGCGTTAAATACGGTCGCATCCATGACATCAGCGGCCAGCAATGGTTTTTCCCGGTCTTGCTCGCCTGCCAGCGGATCGCATCCCCGTCGAGGTCGATGCCCGCTAGTTGCAGTTCCAGCACGTCATCAAGTCGCAATCCGGTCCAATACGACAGGACCATGTACTGGCATGACCACGGGGCAAGGAACTGCCAAGCCTTTTCAATTGAATCAATCGGAGTCGGCTTTGGTTTCGGCTGTGGCTTCCTGACGAATTGACGTAGGCCCGTGACTCCAGACGCTTTGCACAGTGTCAAGATGTCTTTGATGGTGCCCCTGATCGTTGACGCAGAGCCTTCAGCCTGGGCGGCGAAAGTCTCAAGCATTTCCTGAGTGATCTGAGCAATCTCGATTGCGCCGACGACGGCAACGAATCGCTGGGCGGAATAAACGGGCACCGGCTTGATTCGACGGCGGGTGCAATAGGCTTGGGCATATTCGATGAGCGGCATGGGTGATTCTCCGGTGGGTGAATCCTTTCACCGGGGATAGCAGGTAGGCTTTCGGTATCGTCCGAAACGTTCACGTTGTTGAGGGGTTTCCCTCCATTTACATGGAGCGGTTTTCCTGACCCAGGGGACTGCTTCGCCCCCCATTCAGGAAGTAGCGCGAAGCACGGTAAAACATTGGTAAAATGAAGTAAAACCGAGTGTGGCGAAATTGGCAGACGCGCATGCTTCAGGAGCATGTGGGGTTACACCCGTGCTGGTTCAAGTCCAGTCACTCGGAAATAAAGCTGAGCAGACCGAAACCATAGGTTGCAAGTCCCATGGAAGACGGAACATCACCTGCTCAGCTTTTAGTTTATTTTCAATCAGGTGCCATAACACCCGTTGACACTAAGCACAGGCAATACCAAAATGGACGCTATGAGCATTTTTTCCGACAATGTGATGGCGCTGCTCGCCAAAAAAGGCTGGAGCATCCAAGAACTGGCTGACCGATGCGAGATGGATCGGTCAAACCTGAGCAAGGTTCTACGCGCAAAAGAGGGATGCACGCTTGCCCGCGCAGCAGTTATCGCCGAACAACTTGGCGTCCCACTTGCCAGGCTGGTCGAAGAACATTCAAAAATTCTTAGTAAGGTCTCTTGACGGGTGGAATACCACCCGATAAGTTTCCCTTAGTGTTGATGATGCGTTTGCGAAACAGAGTGATGTCTGCTTCGTGAATGACCTGACTAGACTTGCAACCGCAGACCGAGCCTCGGTCGAAGCTCTTTGAATGATTTCAGAGGGGTGTTGCGCAGATGGATTCTGCATCCGCACGGATGCGAATAAACGGTAGCGACCATGAGCGGCACTGCGCTTGTGGCGTTCGACGATTTGGACGTGGAAGCACTTGCGGTAATCGCGAATGAGTCTGCTGAGCAAGTCGAGACGAGCGCCCGCAAAACGGTTGAACATGCTGAGCGATGCGGAAGAGCGTTGCTTGCAGCCAAAGAAAAACTCCCACATGGGAAGTTTACCGCATGGCTCGGATCGAATTTTGATTACTCCGAACGTCACGCACAGCGATACATGCACATTGCTTCAAATACGACACGCGTGGCGGATTTGAAAGACGCAACCAGTCTCCGCGAAGCACTCCGCATGATTGCGGAAGACCCCGAAACACCGAAGCGCGAACGCAAGCCATCGGTTGAAGTCATCGAGCCGATCGAAGCTGAAGCCAAGTCAATTTTAAACGACCCTCGTCTTCCACAGCCAAGGCCCGAGAAGACGCAAGGCGAAACGGCAACCAATGCAGTCCATCGCGAAGAGACTCGCAAAGCTCCCGCACACAGGCCCCCTGAGAAGTTCACGCCAGTCACGCCGTCCTATGTGGACGAAGACGAAGAGCCGCCAGATATCGCAGAGCTCTTTGCTGGAGTGAAGGACGAATTTCGAGTTCTCCTGATCGAGATCCCCGCAAAACATCGCCGGTCTGTCATGCGTCAGGTTTACGAACAACTCAGCCAAGAGGAGGTGGAATCATGGTAGTCGCAACTGAAGCCAGTGTTGAAATGATTGATTGCCGAGAAGGCGACAACGCACTGCCGACAACTCTCAGAGCAAACAATCGAAAGCTCGGATGGGAAAGCATTTGTGCGGAGCTCATCGACAACTCTCTTGAGCATTCACAAGGCCGCGTTTCGGTTTCCTTCGACTGGAAGAGACTGAAAAGCGGGGACGTTTTTCGAGCGGTCGATAACGGAAACGGTTCGACGGAAGTGTCGCAGTTTTTCACGCCCGGTGAAAGCGTCATGACTGGCCGCTCAACTGGCAATAGTACATTCGGAATGGGCTTGTTTGTTTTGGAATGCTGCCTTTCAGCGGCAGGGTCTCCAACAAAAATGCAGGTCGCAACATTGCCGCCTGGCTCGCCTGAAATCATTACTGGCTTCCGTCATATTGAAGGCGGTCGCGGAGTTTATCCGTTCAGGATCGAGGCCGACGAAGAGAACAGATCAAGCTACGCCTTGGGTGAGAACGGAACCAGCGTTACGTTTTCAAAGATTATTAAGTCCTCGCCAACATTAGTGCAACTGAAAGCGATTGCCGACAAACTCGGTCGCCAGTATTCCGCTTGCCTGCGGTCTGGCGAGCTCGTTCTAAGGTTGTCAGCTCTCGGCGAAACAATTGTCGTGAGTGCTGAGCCTATTCCGTCAGTGCAGGAACTGAAGCAGCAGACGATTTTCATCGACGGTCATGAGTTCGCGATGGAATGGGGAGTGACAACAGAGCCGTGCAGAGATGCTGGTTGCCGATTGATCTACGGCGGCAAGTTTTTCGAGGCGAATCCAGCCGCGTGCGGGGATTATCGGATCAATCGCTTTTATGCAGCGATTCGCATTCCGCGAACCATCGGCAAGAAGTCAATGGACATCCTAAAGCGGACCATTGACCACCCAATTCTAGACGAGCTCTTTGACCAATGCGAAGAACTGTTTCGCCCAGAGTTGGAAGAGTCAGACGCAATCTGCCGGAAGGATGAAGACGAAAGCCAGACAGCGGCAATCTGCGACATGCTTTCAAGCTTAATTATCAAGCCAGAAGCAGCAGGGCAGTCGGATATTGAAGACGGAGGCAGTCAAGACTTACGACGGTTTCGTGGGCGAGATCCTGAGTCGAAAGGCGTTTCGCCAAAAGACTCCGGAAAGGACCGTAAAGGAAGCAAACGAAAGGGCCGCTTTCATATCCCCGACTCTTTCAACATCCACTGGGCTGCGCTCGGTGAAGATCGCGGGGCCGTCCTGTATCAGCACGAAGGGTTTCGCGTCACGTTCAACACTGACTGCGAGCTCGTGCGAAGTCTGCGAGACAAGAAAGGTGATTTGGTTCTGTCCACAATGGCAGCAGGCCACATCGCAAAGGACATCGCAGGGACTGATAAGCAAAAAGATCTTGGATTCAGTGACGGCGACTTCTCGCACATCTACCGCGTGATGATGGAACGTATCTGTCACATCACCACTGTCGCGAAGGAGCGAACATAATGATCGAACTCATCCAAATCCTAGCAGTCGTCTTCTCTGGCCTGTTCGCAGCGGAAGCGATCATTGCCAGCAACGGCACTAAGGCCGAACGAAAGCAAAAGCGAGACGGAGCACGCTGGGCCGCCGAGCGTTGCCAACGACATCCAAAATATTAACCGGCCAGTCCAAGGGGACGCCGGATTTTAAACACTCCCAGAGCCGGGTTCACCCGCGTGGAGTGTGCCGCTCCGTGGTTAGCAGCATCAGGCTGTCGGCAATCTCGTGAGGTGAGATTGGTTGGGTTCGATTCCTAACGCAGCGGTTTACGCCTGGCCAATGTGGAACGAATCCACACGGCTGGCCCCCGCTAGTCAATGAAGACTGGCCAGGCGTTTTTGTATTTATCAAAGGAGTGGAGCAGTGTTGGTACTTTCGCGCAAAGTTGAAGAGCGGATTCGCATCGGTGACGAGATCACAATCGTGGTCACTCGAATCAGCAAGGACAAAGTCAGACTTGGCATTGATGCTCCACGAGGTATGCAAGTGCATCGCGAAGAAGTCTACGAGGCGATCAAAGCAGCCGAAACCACAACAGATTCCGACTGTGATTAAGGAGAACCACACATGCCAGCAGTACGCAGAAAAACAAAACCCGAAGTCGGGCAAATCTGGGAAGGCCGATCCAAAATCGGTGGCCCATTTACTCGACGACGAATCATGGCCATCACGGACGACCGTGTTGAATGGGAGATTGTTGGAGCGTGTTTTAGGGGTCCGCAGGCTGGATCAATCAGCGTTGCCAGCTGGAAGACCTGGGCGAAATTGCAGCACATGCCACGGAGGAATGAGACATGAGAATCACAGTACAAGCCGCAATCGATCTAATCACCGAGCGAGGCCCATTAACAGCAATGGAACTGGCTGAAGGCTTTGAGGTGACCATCAAGCGAATGCACCACAGTCTTGGTGAGTGGCGACGGCAAAAGCTAATAAAACGCGATCTAAGCGACCCGCCGAAGTATTCATTTAAGCCGCTCAGCCAGATCGGTCGCGATGAAATCGGCAGGCTGTCTCTGCCAAAAACATACGACCCAACTCCTGAGGAAATCCGGGCTGCCTGTTTGGAAATTCAGAAAGAGTGGTCGCCTCAGGAAGAGTATAGCAGGCGGATGTATAAGACCGAGCCTGTTGACCTACAGCGAACTGGGTGCCATCACGATAGTCACGGTGGCATGGATTTTAGCTAAGGGGTGAAGTGATGAAGAAACGACCTGCGAAAATCATTGCCGGGGAATCGGTGCGGCTCGGCGTTTTGAACCAGTTGCTTTTCCCTGGCTGGTTAGCAGAGCACAAGTTTTGTGTGTCGCGTCGATGGCGTTTTGATTTCGCGCACATTCAACGCGGAATTGCCATTGAGATCGAAGGCGGCGTTTACAGTCGTGGTCGCCATGTCAGGCCGAAAGGATTCCTCGGCGACATGGAAAAATATAATCGAGCGACGGTGCTTGGGTGGAAGGTGCTGCGGATGACTCCACAGCAGTTTGACGGGCTGGAGTTCGTGGAACTGGTGAAGGAGATCACAGGACCATGAGCGAACAAAAACTAATGCTGTATGTGTGGCCGAAGTTTGCGCCAGACTACACGGACGGGCTCGCGTTTGCGGTTGCAGAGTCGGAGGAGCAGGCACGCGAATTAGTTTCTCTAGTTAAAGGCTATGCCCCTGAAGATTGGGGAACGATGCTGGTTTATCCGCTAACAGATCCAGTGGCCTACGCTATCTCGGGAGGCATGTAGTGAGCGAGTATAGCAGATTCCTCACATGGGACCGCCGCTGTAGCGATCGTGGCTCCTTCGGCATGACAGCCGGCGATTCGATGCACCTTGGCGCGAGGGACTACAACCAGCCATATCCATGCCCGAATGGACTTCCGATCGACATGAGGATGCCGGGCGAATGTGAGCATTGGCGGCGGCGGATCGAAAAGGCGAAGCGTGATATTGATTTATTTGACCGTGAAAAGAAGTTGGCGTCAGTCGTGTGGACTGATGCAGATGTGACCGAGTTGGCAGAAATTGGAGCGATGATTAATGAGCACTGATCTGGTTAAGGAAAAGGCAAAAGAAGCGTTTTCGAATGCTCTTGTGGTCGGTAAGAAATACGCGGCAGAGTTGGCAGCGTCTGAAGACTTTTTCAAGCCTATTGTGCTGGCGATGGCGATTCAGGATCTCAAAGCCGCACTGACTCCGGAAGCGATGGCGGCAATTCGAGGGCTCGAAAACTCAGCACTCGGATTTAAGACGGACGACCCGAAACAACCCTATCCAGTCGAGGTGATTAAGGATTGTGTAGTCGAGGCAATGCTGCGAGGCGTGAGCGTGGCCGGCAATCAATTCAACATCATCAAGGGCAACTTCTACATCGCTCGCAATGGATGGGAAGCAAAGCTCCGGAAAGCTGGGTGTACGGAAATCGTGCCAACTGTTGGACGACCAGAAGAAGTGTTGATGGGTGCGCCGAATCAGTACGGAAACTGCCAGGTGACTGCGACATTCGCGGCGCAGTCGTCGTGCATGAAAGACGGGAAGCGTTACAGCGTATCGGCCTGCGTCACGAGCGAAGTCGACGGACGAATTCAAGTGTCTGCGTTCGGCAAGGACATCTCAGCCTGTATCGATGGGCTGAAAGGAAAAGTTGAGGCCCGCATTTTGAAAAAGCTCTACTGCCTGGCTTGTGATGCTGTTGAGCCGGATGAAGAGTTTGAGCGTCCTGATGTGATTGTTGTCCCGGAAGCGGCAAAGCAGATTGAGCAGGCAGCTCCGGAACCAACAGACGAGCAAGCCCTTGGCAAAGCTGGTTTCGATGGATGGATCAAACGCGCACAAACTCGCATCACGGACGCGGACCAGCTTCACGCGGTTAACGAATATTGGGACGCGATCAAGGCTGCGAAAAACAAGAATGAGTTGCGTGTGCTGCATTCGGACCTGAAGAACACGCAGGTCAAGGCGTTAGGCAAAAACAACGTCGATGAGCTGTGCCGGTTTATTGTTTTCGTTCAGGGGTCTGTTCCGGAATCGGAGGGCTAATCAATGGTCAAGACGCCAATGGAGCTAACCGTCGATGGGCTCACACTGTCTATCAGCAACTGGCAGGACCGCTGCGGAATCGATCACCGGTTAATCCGCTGGAGGATTCGCCAAGGATGGACTCCAGAGCAGTGCGTTGGCTACGAAGATCGACCGCCAGTCGATCGTTATGTCGTGAAGATTAAAGCCCGTGGCAACGTCCTGAGTATTCGGGACTGGGCAGCAATCACGGGCATCGCACATCACACGATTTACGATCGATTTGTGAATAACAAATGGCCTGCACTGGAAGCCCTTGGTTTTAAGGAGCGTGTCACGCGACGAGCAATTGGACCATTCAAGAGGGTAAGTAAATTGACTGAGTTTCATGGACTGGCACCGGTGACAAAAACGGTCGAGGTGCTGGACTCTGAAGAGATCGGACGGCAAGCACTGGCGGTGCGCAAAGCCGCTGGACTGTCTCGGGATCAGGCGGCGCAGTCACTCGGGCTGCGACCAAATGCACTCTATCGGCTGGAGCGTGGTGAGCAGCCTTGGAAGCCGGAAGTGTTAGATCGATTTAACGAAGTTGCGAAAGGATGGGTGGCGTGATGATACAGAAGAAGGAACCAGCGGCGGGCGAGTGGTGGCGGCACATCACTGGCGGCGGCATTGTGTTTATTATTGGCCAGGACGTAAACGGAGATCCAGTCGCACATGATGACGACGGTGACGCATGGAATATTGATTTGCAATCCTATGAGCACCTACCGCACTGCACGGGATTTGATTGGCAGCCGTCGACGGCAAAAACCACACGAACCATAAAGCTCTGCTCAGTGGTTTACTGGGATCGACCCGAGGCACCGATGAGCACAATCCTGACAGAGCAGGAACTGGAACGACATCGCAAGGCATGGCGGACAATGCACGTTGTGAGTGAAACGACTGTTGAGGTGCCGCTATGACGCAAAGAACAATCGGATGTGACGGGCTCGACGAACTCCCGGAACGCAGGCCGCACGAGCAGCCAGTGGATTACCTAATGGTAATGCGAGTGAGCCTGCGAGCGGACCAAGTCGCAGACATCGAAGAAAATGACGAGGCGTTTTGTGAGCAGATCAGGCTGAAGATCAAGGCCCCTGTGAAGTGGCTCAGTCTTGAGGTGGTGAAGTGACGCACACAATCCGCCTCACATGGCTGACAGCCCGTGGATTCCTACCAGAATCACGATCATGCGTGCTTCCAGATCTCGGCTCATGCCTGTGGGTCGATGGCCACAAAGGCCTTCGGCCGGTGTCGCTGTGGCTGGCCGTGCGCGAAGGCGTTGCGGTGATTCATGGTGCGGGCAATCAGGTGCTGACCTGGGAGGAGTTGCAGGAGTGGATTGAGCCGACTGTGCAGCCGGAGCCGGTGAAAAGGAATCTTTTGGTTGGACAGAAATCTTTGTTCGGGGATGAGTAGATGAGTTGGATCAAAATCGAAAACGCACTACCAGACAAGCCGGAGGTGATGCGGCTATCCGCAATCCTCGGGGTCGACGAGGTCACTGTCATCGGGCACCTTGTACTTTTCTGGGCGTGGGCGGACGGACAAGTGTCCGCAAATTGTCCGGTCATCACTGGGACAAAATCCGGACTCGACCGCCGCGCGGGTGTTTCTGGGTTTTGTGACGCGATGCTGGAGGTCGGATGGTTGGAGCAGTCCGACAGCACGTTCGTCATCCCGAACTTCTGCTACCACATGGGCAAAAGTGCAAAAACACGGGCGGAAGAGCAAAAACGTAAAGCTGTGTCACGTAATCGACCGGACAAAACCCGGACAAATGTCCCACACTTCACCGGACAAAACCCGGACCAGATAAGAGAAGATAAGAGAAGATAAGAGTAAAGACATACTCTTGTGATTTTTTGAAAAGGGATTGAATGAAAACGCAAATGATTAACTTCGAAGGAATGGCTCTTGAGACTCTTGCAGAAGCCGCAAACGACGCTGGCGAACAAGTCGAGAAGCACGCAAAGAGTGCTGTGTCAATCGCCATCACGGCGGGGCGGGCACTGACTGCTGCGAAGTCTCAAGTGCCGCATGGTGAATGGCTCGGATGGCTTGGAAAGAATTGGAACTACAGTCAGCAGACAGCAAGCAACTACATTCAGATCGCAAATTACCAGCACGCTGGTAATTTGACTGACGCCAAAAGCATCCGCGAAGCCTTGCGAATGATGAGCGATGAAAAGCAGGAGGTGGTGGAATCCGCCATAGTCCCACGAGCCGAACGCAAGACCGGTCGCGTCGAAGTGCAGGAGGTTGGACAGACTGTTGTCCAGGCTGAGGAAGTCGAACCAGAAAAAGACGACGATCCAAACCCAGCACCAAAGACCAACACGAAGCACACGCCAGCGACGGCAAAAGCGAAGGAAGCAGATCGGCCGGCACCAATGACAATCACGCCGGTGATCATTGAGGAACCGCCAACAGTCCCAGACGAGCCAACACTAGCAGATTGGTCAGTCGTCGAACTCCTGACGTTCCTGAAAGCATCGGCAGACGACCCAAAGAAGCGAGCCCGTGAGTTGCGAAAAGCTGCCGATGAACTCGACCCGCCGACGAAGTTTATCAGGCCGACAGTCGAAGATGTGGCGGAATACTGCCAGCAGCGAAAGAACAACATCGATGCGGAGATGTTTGTCGCTCATTACGCAGCCAACGGCTGGAAGCTGGCAAACGGGAACAAACTGAACGACTGGAAGTCTGCCGTTATTACTTGGGAGAAGCGAAATGATTCAGGGAGTCAACAGAGTGGTAGAGCAATTGCAGGAACGGGCCGCATCAAGCCAGGGAAAATCGATGAGTCCCAAATTGAGTGGCGGTGACGTTCGCAGGATAGCCTACAAGCGGCTTGGGCCAGCAGGTTATGAACAGTGCAACTGGGAGGGCATGAACAGCCCTGAGCGAGTTGCGGAGGCCATTGCAGAGCAGACGCGAAAAGGAATCACCAGTCCGCGTTTTCCAGTCTATGTCTATGGGCCTGCGGGCACTGGCAAAAGTGGAATCGCTGCGGTGCTGTATCGGATTGCAACGTCAGCAATCTGGCGACGGGCTGACAGTCTGCTTCTCGATTTATCGATGGGCCGGAACGATGGCAAGTACGTTCAAGAGATGAGCAAGATCGAAAGCACGCACGTTCTGGTGATGGATGACTTGGGACTTCGGAAACCGTCTGAAGGGATGTTTCATATGTTGTTCGACATCCTTGAGCGGCGCAAGGCAAAGATGACTGTGATCACGAGCAACCATTCTCCGGAACAGCTTCGCGACGTGTTCGAGGATGGGCGAATCTACAGCAGGCTGATGGCTGGGACGCCTCTTGCTTGCGAGGGAAAAGATCGAAGGACGGATGGTCATGTGCGGTACAAGGTCTGACTGCCGGCGTAGGCGGTCAGTAGAGCTATTCCGTTCCGCTGCTTGTTGGCGGAACTTCAAAAACAAAGGGGTTTTCGATGAGTCAGGTAAAAGACGGCGGTCCAGCATTTCCGCATCCGACAGAAGGGTTTTACGACGATCCGGAGCGTGGCATTGGGTTCAACGTGTTCACGGGAATGAGCCTCCGCGATTACTTTGCGGGGCTGGCATTCACTCAGTTGGTTCATCGTCGCGAGATGACCGAGGGAGCCACCTACAGCAAGCCAGAACTTGCGGTGGAAGCGTATGCCTATGCTGACGTGCTGCTGAAGGCGAGAAAGAATCAATTGGTTTCGGAAGTCGAGACCGATGGCGATGAGCCAGGCTGGTGTGGCCATTGTGCGTGTTCTCCGTGCCGCAAGGCACAGCAGCGAAATGATTGCTGAATAGCATCGGTTCGTGGTTCCGGTGCTTTCCGATCGTCATGCCCGCTGACAAATCGCTGACAGAGTAAACGCGGAGCACACTTCCGCGATTCGCTGAAAGCAGCGGTTAACCATTCCGAGCCTGTCTGGGAATATTTCCAGAAAGACTATTGCAACACGTACGCACGTACGATACTATCCACACACCGAACACGAGTTGTGTTTGGTCCGCCTTGACGGGTTTCGAGCCAAAATGAAAGTTAAAACGATGAACTACAACAACTTCCGCATCGCAGACGAATTGACTGACTTCGAACAGTTCTCAGCCGGTGAAGACCGTGTTGTGATCGACTTCGACGGAACGACAAAAACCATCCACACATTCACAAGCGGAAACACTGAGTCCCTGTACTCCGGTGAGTCAATGGAAGAGGCTCGCAAGTCTTTGGAACTGTCAGAGCAGGATTGGAATGATCTGCTAATGTCCGATGTCCAGTATTTGGAACCACGAGCGTGACCGACCACCTGCAATCAGTCATTGCAGCCCGAGCGGAATCGCTTGGGCTGTCTTCCTACGAAATTTCGAAACGCTGCGAAGGGAGCCCAAACCCTGAGGCGGTGAAAAGATATCTGACAGGCCGATGCGGGCTGGGGTCTGCCTACCTGTCGAAGATTTGCAACGTTTTGGGCTTGGAATTGAAGCCGAACAAGACGCGAAAGAAGTCAGACTAGCAGTGGATCGGAACTCCGATAGCAAGGAAGACTATGGCAATCGAAGAACAAAAAACGTCCCGTCCTGATTCGCGGTGGCGGGCGGAGATCATGAATCTCTACCGGACTGCAAAGAGCAATCGCAGTGAGGCGACCGACGAACACGAACGCCATTATCAGACCGGCGTGATGACGGCCTGCTCCTCGCTCTGGAATCGCGTGACCGGGGAGCAGTTGGTTTGAGCAGCGGACTGGTTTTCCTCTCCTGCCCCCACACCCTACGGCACTTTTTCGTTTTGGCCTGGACAGATAAAAAATCTGCGATAACATGCAGCGAGCGGTGGAACCGCTACACCTCAAAAAATCTCAACTGATTTGACTGCCGCTTTGCGGTGGAGGTGTAGCCGTGGACAAATCGCTGATAATTGGCAGTTTCGCCCGTCATATTTTGACGACGCTCGGCGGAATGGCTGTCGCAAAAGGGTGGCTTGACAGCTCGCAGATTGAGCCTGTCGCCGGGGCCTTGCTTGTGATTGCTGGAGTTGTGTGGTCGCTGGTCCAAAAAAGGACCGCGAAGTGATGGCAAAGAAAGCCCCCGCAAAGAAGGCACCGGCAAAACGCAAGCCACGGGCAAAAGTGCCTGTGGAACCTGCTGTCCCAATCGTCGATTCGACCGACTACGGCACGCCGGTCGAGTTTCCGGTTTGGCTCGTGATGGGACTGAAAGCGGTATCGCTGCTGGTGCTTGGCAGTCTTGGCGGGATCTGGGCGGCTGGTGGGATCGATGTGAGTCCGGGGCCAACGCCGGCCGACGCGGTTTCCGCAGTCTACAACACTCAGGAAACTGCCTTCCGTCGACTATCCGGAGAGCGAGCCAAAGCCCTCCGCGCCGGTGAAATCACCAGCGAAAAAGCCTCTGCCGATTGGATGGCTGCGAAATATCTCCCGGAGTCTGACGCGGCATGGGCCACGCTGCTGACGGCTGAGGCTGCTGCGTTTGGTGGCGAGCAATGGACTGCTGAAAAAGAAGCGGCACACGTTGGGAGGTACGCACGATGATGGAATTCTTCGGACTACTCCCGTCGACACCGGAAGGCATCCGCGAATGTGCTGCGGGCTTCCGAGTCCAGTCTATGGCGGCGGATGACCTCCCAGGCTGGGAAGATCGATTAGAGGCACGCACTCGACTGCTGATCACGATCATGCGAAAGCAGAATCAGCAGCGAAACGACTGCGAAGGCAACGCGACGGCCAACGGTGCGGAAGCACAATGGCAGTGGGTCACTGGTGACATCGTTCAGTTTTCGGATACCTACGGATACCAGGGTTCCGAGCGAATCATGGGCCGCACCAGTGTCGGTCGAGACTCCGGCGCGACAATCGAAAGCGGTGCGATTCTGCGGACTGATGGCATTAAAGCTCTGGGCGTCGCTCCTGGTCTTCCATTGGAATCCGACTGGGCCTATCAACCTTACGAACGCGACGTGGTGAAATTCGAGACGCGGGCGAAGTCAGCGAAGATCCAAGACACTTACGTTGCCAGCCGGGGGCCGCTTCCTGAGTTCAGTCAGTTCCTGCTCAGCCTTGCAGTCGGAGCGGTCGGTCACATCGGAACATTCTGGCCGTTCCGTGAGCAAAGCATTGGCGGATTCAAGGCAATGGATGACGCGCCGGAGGGCGGTGGCGGACATGCCACTGAGATCATTGGGGCTATTCGCGTCAATGGCGTGTGGCAGCTTGTCGTCTGGAATTCGCACGGCTACGGGGCTTACTTGATGACACGCAAAGCCTACGACGAATTGCAGTCAGAGCGATGGCAACCATTCGGCGGCTACCTGATCATGCCTGACAAGCCTGTCGAGCGGTATCACGATCGCGTTGCCAGCGGTGGCGGATACTTTCGGACAAGAAATCAGGGGGTGGCGTGATGCGATGGATTCTAATCGTTGCAATGCTGGTTGGGTGTGATCCATGCTCCTGCGAGCCATCGGCGGAGATCAAAGCACGGGCCGCTGAGTTGTCGAGTGGGTTCAAGAAGAACACTGATGTGATTGTCTCAAAGCAAGACGAATCACTGGTCATTCTGAAGTCTAACACAACCGCACTGGCCGCGATAAAAGGCCAGATTGAAGCACTCAAGGTCGAATCCGAAACCCCGAAAGTGGAGGAGGTGATCAAGTCTGCCGTCGAACTGCAGGAGGTCGCACAGGCGAATCCGTCTCAATCTAGCCAGCCGGTTGCCTCACCTCCTGCGGTTCGTTCTTCCAGCGTCGTTATGAAGTGGAACGTCGAAGGGAATTGGAATCCAACAATCCTCGAAACTGCAAAACACCTCCGCGAAGATCATGGGATCATTGCTGACGGGATGACTCACCAGCAGATGCACGATGCACACGCCGCGGCTCATGAGGGCCGGCAAGTTGCGAACAAATCACAGCCGGTGCAGATGATCAATCGTGGGTCGCAATGTCCGGGCGGAGTCTGTCCTTCGCCTCGCCGTGGCTTGTTTGGACGCCGCCGATGAGCTTTCTGCGAATCACAGAGCGAGTGAAATCGACAGCGAATGCAATGCTGTTTGATTTGTTTCACACGGGACGGCTTGAAGTTGGCGGCCGAACGATTCAGCTAAGGGAATTGCTTTTGCCGGTCGGCACCCGTGAAGAAGATCATATCGTCTGGCGATTTTCAGAAGCCGTGAGAGTAGCAACTCCGGGGCCTGATGCGTGGATCACGACCGTGAAACAGTACAGAAATCGAATCGAGTTCAGTGTGCGACCTTGGGCCGATGTGAGGATCGAATTCGAATGACAGCAGCATTTTTAGACAACGATATTTACCAAATCGAATCGGATGCATGGAAGCATTTCCAGTGCCAGCCGTTGGCAGCCGGTCGCGACAATCCAAAGCGATCGGGCAAGCGAGACAAGGTCAGCAAGATTGTCGAGAGATATTTTGCGGTGATGAATGGCGACGATCCGCCGTTGACGAAAGAGGCGGCGGTTGAGATGGTGGCTCCGTTCATGACGCTGCTGCTGTCGCTGTTTTTTAAGCAGCTAGCCGTGCTTGTAATCGAGTGGCTGTGGGAGCGAACACGGTGAATATATCAGCAGAAATAATACTCGGTATAATTACTGCACTCGGAGCGGTTTTAAGCGGCGCTGTCGCGAAGATGTGGCTATGGTTTACGATGGAGCTCCGCGAATGCAAGGACGATCGGAAATCATTAAACGACCGAGTCGAGACGATGCACCAAAACATCGCAGAAATCAGCACAACAGTAGGACGGCTGGAAGGCCGATTGAGCGACAACAAATGAGCCAGATAATCGGAATCATAGCGTTCTTGCTTTCGCTGGTCTGGGACTTGACCGGCGGAATGGTTTATTGGATTTGGAAACAGTCGTAAGCAGCGGGCTTCGATTCCGCTGCTTGTGAAAACATTGGAGAAAACAATGCTGATTGATCTCATCAAAACACACGCACTTGCATCCGCTCAGGCTGGTAATTGGTCAGCAGTCTCTGCCACCCTAAACGCGCAGACTGTAGCCGTCCGCAATCCAAAAAGCTGGACGATGGCGGACCTGATCACACTGCTCGGGGCGGAATCAGCAGCGGTGATTGGCGGCACGATTCAAGCGGCTGGAGCAACTAATCCGATCTTTGCTGGTGCATGGTTGGCGTTAAACATCACGGGCTTGCAACTGCACACTGACGAACGGCAGGTCATGATTGCTGGGCTTGCCGATGCTGCTGGATGGCCAGCGGAACTGAAGTCGGCGGCACTGGCGGCTGGATTGACTTATACGTCGCTATCAGATGCTACAGCAGACGACTGTCAGTCTGCATGGGCTGTTGACTCACTCAATGCCGAGTGGGTGACGTGGCTCAACGAAACAGTAAATCCACTGATCGCTGCTGGTGACGTGGCTGGCGTCAATACTGCACTTGCCGGGAAGCAATTTTAATGGCGTTTACTGAATTTTGCTGCCGTTCCGGCGGCAGTAATCTCAACGCAGGAACTCGCACTGGCAGCAGTACTGAGCCGGGAACCTCTGCTGACTTGACATATGCCTCAGGGTCTTGGGTGGCGGGGACAGGCGTTTTCACCGTCGCGTCTGGAGACCCTGTCGCTGATGGTGTGGCTGTGGGCGATTTCGCATCTGTCTACGCGGACGGATCGTCTGAGACTGGTTTTGTTGGTCGCGTGACAGCACGCACAACGACGACGATCACGGTGTCACTGACAGCAAAAATTGGCACCGCTCCAGTCAACGGCACAAGTAATCGAACGGCGAAAATCGGCGGTGCGTGGGAAGGTCCAAACGGCACAAGTCGATGGCCGTTAGTTGGCATCGACGCAGGTGGCCAGCAAAATGCGGCTGGAGGTGTTGTTCGAATCAATTTTAAATCGGACAAGACCTACTCAACAACGTCGAACCTCAACGTCAACGGAGGCCCGACGCACACATGGATTGCAGGCTACACAACGACTTACGGTGATGGAGGTTTAGCAAAGTTCGACGGTGGAACTACAGGTGCATCGTTTATTCTTTTCACGTCGCAAAACAACGTAGTAATCGACTCGATCGAATTTTGTAACAACGGTGCCACTGGAGTCGCAAACGGAGTTACAGGTTCAGCAGCATCAGTCTTCTGGCGATGTTCGTTTCATGACTTTCGCGGGTGGTGTACTGCGATAACCAACACAATAGAGTGCTGCGTCTATGCGGGAAACAAGTCAAACACTGGACTCGGAGGTTCACTTTATAACAGCGGTGGCCAGATTATTCGTAACATTTACCATTCAAACACAGGTTTTGGAGCATCGGCGAACCTCGATGGAACGGTCATCAAGGATTGCATCTTTGCCAACAACACCAGCTCAGGGCTATCAGCACTTCAATCGGGTGATTATTTGCGGTGTGATTTTTACAACAATAGTGGGACTGGCTTAGCCATCGGTGGCAGCAATCGTCGTAGCGTGATCGACAGTTGCAACTTTGTAAAAAATGGCGGCTGGGGTGTGACTTGCGGTTCTGCAGGATGGGCGAGAGCGTTGTTGCTGAATTGCGGATTCGGCACAGGGACGCAGATTAATACGTCCGGCACTGTCAGTTTCAATGCTGGTGGTCTTGAGGTCGGAAGCGTGTCGTACGCATCAGATGTTACACCGTGGACTGATCCGGCCAACGGTGATTTTCGAATCAGTTTGGCAGCCTCAAAAGGCGCTGCTCGCGGGTACTTCAGGCAAACCCTTAGCGGATACGCAGGCACTGTCGGCTATCCAGATATCGGGGCAGCACAGTCTCAGGCGAGTGGATCGAGCGGAATTCCAATAGCTCGCGGAATGCACGGGGGTATGAGATGAGCGAATATGTTTACGCGGGCCTGACGAGTCAGACCATTGACATCTTTTTACAGGACTCCAGTAGTTCGACAGGACAGGGGCTTGCGGGATTGGTTTACAATTCAGCCAGTCTCGTTGCGTCCTATCGCAAAGGGGCCACAGGTTCGCGTACTGCTATTACGCTCGCAACTCAGACGGTTGGCGGTGCATGGTCAAGCGGTGGTTTCGTGGAAATTGATGCAACGGACATGAAGGGCGTTTATCGCCTCGACATCCCTAATGCAGCGGTGGACACTGAAGGATTTGTGACGCTCTATTTGTACGGTGCCACGAATCTACTGCCGACCGCATTAAGGATCGACTGCAGGCCGTTGCCAGTGGACGTGAGGAAGTTCGGCGGCACTGCACTGACAGCAGCGGCTGGAATCCCAGAGGTCAAGGTTGCGTCGATCGCATCCAACGCAGTCAACGCTTCATCCCTTGCAGCAGATGCAGTCACAGAGATCCAGAGCGGACTTGCGACACAGGCCAGTGTAGACGATCTGCCAACGAACGCCGAACTCGCGACTGCCCTCGGCACTGCCGACGATGCTGTTCTTGCAGCGATTGCAACAGTGCAGAGTGACACAAACGACATTCAGACGCGACTTCCGGCGGCTTTGGAATCAGGCAGAATAGCAGCGGCACTGGACTCCGCTACCTCGACGAAGATCAACAAAATCGAAGCGGCCACATCGGGCACTGTCACCGGAGCTGGGACATCCACCGAAGTGTTTGTCGGGCCTTCCGCGACGCTGACGATTACAGTCGATTCAAGCGGCAACAGATCCGCAGTGGTGGTGACATGAGCCTGAGAACATTTGGGCAGCGGGCGTTTGCGGCTCGGACGTTTAATGCGAGGACTTGGGGCGGGGTTGAGGAGGCTGTCAACGCGGCCATCGTCACGACACGCCTTTCACTGATTGGTACATCGATGAAACGAATGGCCGTTGAGGGTACGTCAATGGAGCGACTGGCCACAAACGGCACATCACAGCAGCGATTGACTATTGAGGGATCAAGCCGATGACAGCACAGACACATCGTCGAAGGGTTGGGGATCTGCGGACAGTATTGCCGGTCACATTACAGCAGCCCGATTCAACTGGCACGCTCGCGGCTATCAACCTCACAGGGCTGACGGTCACGTTCAAGATGGTCAACGCTGCCGATGGGACGACGAAGATTGCGGCGACATCAACGGGCGTCACTGTGGTGACAGCTGCAAGTGGGACTGTCAACTACGACTTCAGCTCAACTGGTGTTGATGCGGCTGGTGTTTATTGGGGTACGTTTCTTGTGACCGAATCAGGGCAGACAGATGCTGTCCCAGTCAGACAGAAGGATTTGAGGATCATCATTGATAGCGATACACAGACGGGTGAAGAGGCTTATCAAGATGCCATCGATGCCTAGAAAATCATGGGTCCTCCCAGGCACCCCCGGTGGGCGCGCAGGTAAAGCACTGCGGGCTGTTCGCGACTGACAAAAATTCCCAGGGGGTTCCTTCCTTCCTAAATAGCCACGAATGCAGCAGGCCAAATCAAAAACAAAGCGGAAGCCAAAAAAGCGAGCTGTCAAGACCCGCAACCTGACAATCAGACAACTTGTT